ATTTTCGTTGATTCTGTTTATATCTTCTTTCATTGTGTCGATATGATTAAGAATATAGTCCATAGAATTATCTTTTTTAGTAGTTTTACTCTTTTTTTTAGGTTTTTCTTCCTCTATTGGTTTATCAGTCATTATTTTCTCCATTTGTTATCAGTACTAGCTCATCAATAAGCTTATTTAACTCTATTTTTAGCTTAGATTGCTTATTTTTATTGATTATTATGTCTCTTAAGACATCTTCTTCTGTTCTTGCAGGTAAAAATGTTAACATATTATAAAACCTCCTGATTCTAGACAAAATTTAGCAAAATTCTCTACATTTTCTCTTGAAAACGGATAACTAGAGAAAAATCTCTTTTCTTTATCATCAGATTTTTCTAATTCTTTGTTTTCTTTTCTAATACGCTCTTCCCATTTGTCAACAGTACCGTCTGCAAGCAATATTTCTAGTTGTGTGCCTATTTTAGCAGCAGTTTCTTGATCAATTTCTTTTCCATCATTGAAAGAACCAGCTGTAAACTGTTCTTCTGTCATAAAATCACAATTATTGCACACAAATGACCATAATGGTCTCCACCACCACACATTATTACGAAAATACACACCTGGATTGTCTTCATAGTATCTTTCCATGTCTTTAAAATACTTTTTACGTCTTTCTATATTCTCATCTTTCCATAAATCACTATCTTCTTTAAAATATTTGTATTCAGACTCATGTTTGTGTATTTTAGGGTTCATACCACTTAAATCAAATCCCATACTACTTCTCCTTATTTTTAAACACTTTAATTACCTCATCAAGCAATGGATGTGGTATATCAGCGTCTACTACGTTATCTCTATAAAACTTAGTTATTTTATAGTTATTATTTAATGCATCTTCAAATATGCCACTACATATAGGACAATATTGCCCTTCTTTTTGCGTTTTAGCACATTCTATAAGCCATTTAAATGATTTTTTATCTTGACTTACAAATTCATCATTGATATATATTCCTGTTAAGGCTCTGTTCCTAATTAGTGTATAGTTAGGATCAAGATCACCATCTGGTTCAATGTGGTTTGTTAGTTCAAGTTGTCTGTTATTTCTATGATATATAACATAATTAATCGTGGAGGTCATCTATACCCGCCCTTGTTAATAGTAACCATAGTATTCCTAAAGCTATTATTAACATTGATATTAATAAATACATATTATTCTCCTTTTAAAATTTAACACCCACCAACAGGCCGAAGCCCTAAGTGTAGTACTATCGATGATGGGTGTTATGTTAACCTGTAGCTGTTTTGAGCCTTGTCTACTCCTACAGGTCTTCTCTCCTACCAATTATTTTCTAATCTATAGGTTTGCCAATTCCTTTTGACATTTGAAACTGAAACTTCTTAATATCCTTATCTAATGCTTCCAAGGCTTTAGTCTCAGTCTCAATCTTAGAAAGTATTTTGGCTTTTGCCTCTTGTAGTCGCTTGACTATCTCTAACATTTCTGTATAATTACCTGCCATTACTTATCCTCCTCTATATAGAATGGATCATCATACTTTTCAGCGTACTGCCGCTGTATTTTTCTAATTTTCCAATCATCATTTAATTCTTTAAAGAACATAAGTAAGCCATGTATTGCCATAGTAAATGTTATAATACTTATAAGACCAAGTATTAACAATACAAATGATTCTATATGCATTTTTCTATTACCTTACTACCTTTCCCAAGAGTTATAACAGATTTAGCCTGCTTTCTTGATTTAGCTTTCATTATATCTTTTCTAGCAATAAGAAATGCCTTCAAGATATTATCTAAACTATCGTTTTCTATTATTGATTCTGGTAATACATTAAAAACTTCTTTCTTTCCCATGGTAGGATCTCCTTTTATTAACTGTTTTATATTAACTGTTTAACACACCAGCCCTGGTGATTGCTTTAGCTTAGTGACCATAAAGGTTCTATCGGTAGCATCCATCAACAGGGCCGAGATTGGTATCTAATAGTGTTCTAAATATACTTCCTAGGTAGTATATAACCTGTCAAGGTTCACTTTCGAATCGCTCCAGTGTGTCGGGTATTATTCTTTTGCTAAACTTTTTTCATAATCCTCATAATTATCTGCATCTACTAAATCTTTATACAGATCAACTAATAAACTATACACATGCTCTTTATCATTATCTTTATACCAGTTTATGTAGTTTTCTAGAAACTTTTCAACATCATATAGATCTATTTCTTCAACTTTAAAATTTGGCTCATAATAGTTATAACCACCTCCTTTAAGATGAGGTTGTTCACTAACATAATGCATAAATTTACCTAAAGAATAAACAACATCAGCAAAACATCTAGCAAAGTCTATTGGTTTAAGTTTTCCTCTAAAAGAAGGATAATTACCCCAATAATCTTCATAGCATACTGAAGCCATATATATTTTATTAGGCCAATCATAATTTGTACAATGTCTATCATAAACAAATTGTCTAATACTTTTAATAATGTCTTTTTTACTGTTTAAAGGCTGCCAAGAATTATCTTTATAAGTATAAACATATTTCCATTGATTTTCTATAAAATATTTTCTAAACAGCTGGCTCATTTTTGTAATTTCAGAAAAGAGACTTGTTCTAGGTGTCATTCCAGTACTATTATTATTGTGAAATATGCTTATTTGTTTATAGTCTAATACCATTTCATTTCTTACTCTGTCAACTATTTCTTTAAATATTACATATTCTTCACCAGATACACCACTAGCAAGATTCATCACCTCTACAGCTCTATCTAAAACTTCTTCATCATCTTCATTTCTTATAATTGTGTCAAGTAATTGATTACCTTCTTCATCTACACAACTATGATCATCTGTATGATTTCTATCATATTCTTTTATATTCATTGTTTCTCCTTATTGGTTTGAGAGTTATTAAATTATTAGAGACGTTTATATTTATTGTGGTAACGTCTCCAAAACCACTCAAGAGTCATCCGAATACCCCAGGTTTAGGAGCATGCTTTTAGACCTCCCGCTACAGGTAAGCTTGTTGTTTTCTAGGCCTAGAACTTTCTCTCTACCTATAGTCTACCTCACGTGTGATAACATCTCAGTCCCACGACCTCCGTTACCAGATAAATTTAATTATATCCCCCTAGTTGAGTAAGTAATGCGTAGCCACTAAACTATCTCACAAAACAATAAAGAATCAAAAGGAAACTATGTTTTGTTACTCAGCTTTACATCTGAACACAACTTATAGTGAATCTCAAAAAGGGGGAAAGTTAATTAGCTGTCTTCCATACTCCTTTTCAGTGCACAAGAGATTCTAGGAACGCTAAGCTCGCAAGCCGCAAACAGCTAATTTAATACGTATTGCAGAGATTCCATGCGCTACATGGGGCAATCCCGAAGGTTTTCCAAGATTTTTCAGCTACCCTACTCAATCCAACCACTCTGCAATTTTAATATTTGTAGTATGCTTTTATTGTCTCCAAGGACTTACACCTTGTTAATCATGACAGCAATACATACTACATTTAAACCGTCTAGGCGCTATGTAACACTAGCTATATTATATTATGCTTTTTACTAATATTGTATACCACAGTCCTGCATAACGCCTATTATTAATTATTTGTGCATTTTTAAGGAGAACACACAAACTCACGATAACAAGATTATTAAGGCTAATCTTCATGCCTTGATAGTAAGATTACATTCTCTAAGGCTAATCTTCTGCCTGGATCATTCTATTTCAGATGAATGATAGAACTGAGGACTTTTCTGCTTAGATAAGAGCTTAGTGTGCCTATCTCACTAAACAATTACTACATATATGATCTTATTTACCCATGCCTCATATCTATTATAGTTACGACATGCAATACTTACTTGTTTGGTATAAGTTTATATATATACTACACACACATGCACATGATATGGGGTAGAATACACACACTACTCGTATCGTCAACAATACAGTAACATTATACCATTAATTAATTAAAAAAAGTGTAAAAGGGGTGCGAAAGGTAACACCCCAATTACTAGTAACTAATTAATAACCTGAAGCAGCAGTAAATGCAGCTTTAAGTTCATATTTATATGCAAACTCATTATCAGATTTCATTGCCATCTGGATATTTCTTAGATGACTCCTTAATCTTTCTAATCCACGTTTTCTAGCAGCTTTAGAATCAACACTGAATTTCAATGTTATAGCAGCTCTTTTACATACTTCTATAGCTGGACCATATTCACCACCTAGTATCATATCACCTAAGTCATCAACTGTTTTATCAACAACTTCTTTGTTCACCTTCACTAGACCATCTAATGCAGCTATTTGTTCTGGGGTTAAGTTAACTCCTTTTACTTCACTCATCTTATTCTCCTTTAATTAAATTAAGATTCAAAAAATAGAAACAAACTAACCAAAATCAAAAATAACGTAATCTCGTTAGAGAAAAACCCCTGATAAGGGGGTACCACTATAAACAACACCACACGATAAAATCCTACAATTTTTAAAAGTTGCTTTAAATTCTAACTTTTTTGTATATTATAGCGTAAAATAAAGGGGGGGCTTTAAATGGCTAGAGGTAAAAATAAACCTAAACTAACTAACAAACAGATAGAGCATCATTTAAATAATCTATACCATTCTGGTAACATTACTAATCAAACTATAAACAATATCATGAAAGTAGTTACATTCTTTATAGAATATAAAGGTGATACAGCTGATTTTGAGAAGTTTTTAAAAGAAAAAGTAAAAAAAGATGAAAAAAAGGATAAATAATTATTGATTCATATATTCAACTTTCGCTAAACTTACAAAAACTGTGAGGATGCTTATGAAGATAAAAAGATATGAACTTATAATAGAATATGATCCTGATAGTGATGAAATAGAATCTATTAATGAATGTATTATAGAAGATGATACTCAGATATATTTCATTGGTAATATAGAAGCAGTAGATGTTATGGATGATGATTCCATTAGATGTCTCAACTCCTTTATTATAGGGGAGTGTTAATGTTAAATAGAATTAATTTGTCCTTCGGACAAGTAAGCTGGGGTAACATATGGCAAGGAAAAAACAGAGTAGTTATATAAAAGATCAACTAATTAAAAATAGAGTTACTAATAATTTAAAGAAAGAGAACTCTACATTGCAGAAAGAAAATGCTATGTATAAAAATGTTCTTAGAAGATTAGGTTACGATGTTTAATAATTATATAGAATGGTTAAAACTACAAGAATCTCCTGGGGGTAAATTTAACCCTACAGTATATCATGATTCAGCAGGTGTACCTACTATAGGTTATGGGCATACTGGTGATTTTGCACAAAAAGCACAGATGCAAGATTTAACTCTTACACAATCTCAAGCAGATTCTCTTCTTATAGCAGATTTAGATACTGCTAAAACTACTCTTTTAGGTAATATAGCTAAAAAAGGTAGATTAAATGAATATCATGCATTAGATGAAAATGCTAAATTAATGCTTTTAGATTATACATTTAATGCTGGTAATCCATTTAAAACACATCCTAAAATGACTAATGCAGTCTTAAAAGGTGATTGGGATACAGTAGCAAATGAGTTTGGTAGAGGATATGAACATCCTGATTATACAGAGAATGTACCACTTTTATACAGAAATGAGTCTACTTATAACTTCTTTATTAAAGATAGGCCTATTTCTGATTCCACAAGAGTTAATACAGTAAAAAGATTAGAAAAAGCTAGGCAGGACTGGGGTAATATAAAGTAATGAGATTCTATAAAGTAAATGGAATTAATCATACAGTATATGATAATAGTGATGAGCTGCCTAAAGATTTTAAGTATATAGATTGGAGAACAGCAGGGGTAGGTGACTGGGTTAAAGCTGATGATGGCTGTTTTATTCAAATATTGCGCAAAGGAAAGATGGTTGTGCCGAAAGGGCGGAACAAGGTTAGGGAATATGTAGGCACGTGCACTGGAACATTTCCAGTCTCCTCCAGGGTGAAGATGGACACTTCACGCAGAGTCAACATTTATTCTTTTGGAGGGAATAAGAACTCTGCAGACGTTCTGCTAGATCGGACCGTACTGAGTAAGCATGAGCATCTTTTCGTTGTATATATAGCATCAGGGTTAACACCACAGGAAGCTTATATGAAAGCTTTTCCTACTACTAACCCTGGTTATGCTAAACATAAATCAGCACAACTAGTAAAAACTAAAAGGATAATAACAGCTATGAAAGAAGAGTTAAAGCCTATATTAGAAGAAATTGGTGTAGATGAAAAAACTATATTAGAAAATATTAATAACATTGCATTAACATCTGAAAAAGATGAGACAAGATTAAAGGCATTATTTAAACTATCTGATATTATGGATCTTGAAGATAAGAATAAAACTACTGTTACTCAAGTAACTGGAGCATTATTCCAAGGATTTAAAGATAAAGATTTATTAAAGGCTGAAAGGCCAGGTATTATAGAAAATGAATAAGCCAAATCAATTTAAAATAGAGACGCCTGCGCTTACAGTTGAGTCAGATACTGATAGCCCTATATTTGATGTAGTAAGTGTTGTACTTGTATTTGCTGTTTTCTTTATAGGTATTAAAGTTTTAGGTATATGGATAAAAGGTATATTAAAACGTGGCAAATATTAATACACAAAATGTAAGTAAAGCAGAAGAAGCTTTAATGCTTGCTAAAAATGATATGATTGCTTTTGGTAAGTTATTTCTTCCAGAAGATTTTATGAGGAGTGAAACTCCTTTTTTTCATTATGAGGTAGCAGACGCTATATCAAATCCAGATTATAGACAAATGGCTATTATATTGCCTAGAGGTCATGGTAAAACTGTACTTACTAAGTGTAATATTATGCGTGATTTTTGTTTTTCAACAGAGCCTTTGTTTTATGGATGGGTTGCTGCAAGTAGTAAAATATCAGTGCCTAATTTAGATTATATAAAATATCATTTGGAATATAATGATAAAGTTTCGTATTATTTCGGTAATTTAAAAGGCAAGAAATGGACAGAAGATGACATCGAACTTAAAAACGGATGTAAACTT